TGGTATTCGGACTGCACAAGATTTCTAGCGACTGGAACTATAAGTGTGGGTTATATGTGAGCAAATAATATGGCAACAATAAAAGAAGTAGCAGAACACTTAGACCTCACAACAAAGCGTATGCATGAGCTTTTTAATGAGAATATCCTGATAAAAACAGGTAAATCTGGTGGTCAAGACAAAGATGACTGTCGTGTTAGGTACATTCGTTACTTAAGGTCACTATCAAAAGGTAAAAACACAAGTTGTGGCGATTTGAACGATGAAAGAACAAGATTAACAAAAGCACAAGCCGATAGAGCCGAATTAGAACTACAAGAAAAAGAAGGCGAGCTAATATCGACTGATTTGATTAAAACAATCTGGTCAGATTATGTTGCTAATGTCAGAAGCAAGTTATTAGCCCTACCATCTAAGCTCGGTCACTTAACACAAGCTGCTGAAACTTACGCAGAAGCAGAAGCCATTATAAAAGAATCAATTTACGAATGTTTAGAGGAACTATCAGACGATGCAACAGCTCAAGCCGATTTGGACACAACTGAGTAATCTTTGGTCACCACCACCAGACCTCAAAGTTGATGAATGGTCAGATAGATATAGAAAACTATCTAGTGAATCATCAGCTGAAGCAGGGCAATGGCGAACAGACCGAGTGCCATTCCAAAGAGAAATTATGCAAGTCATTAATGACCCGAGCGTTGAGGAAGTAACATTTATCAAATCAGCACAGGTTGGTGCTACTGAGGTGCTTCTTAATACTATCGGTTATTACATCGACCAAGAACCATCAACCATACTTTGTATTCAACCCTCACTATCAATGGCACAGGCATTTTCTAAAGATAGGCTTGCACCCATGCTCAGAGATACACCTAATTTGCGAGGTAAAGTCAAAGACCCAAGAAGCAGAGATGCTGAAAACACAACTATGCACAAAAAGTTCAGTGGTGGTCATATCACATTAGTTGGTGCTAACAGTGCTAGTGGACTAGCTTCACGACCTATTAGAATATTGTTGTGCGATGAGGTTGACAGATACCCTGCCAGTGCTGGCACAGAAGGTGACCCAATACTGCTAGGCAGAAAAAGGACAACAACATTCTGGAATCGTAAGATTATCCTGACATCAACACCCACAATAAAAGGACTGTCAAGAATAGAAAGGGCATACGAAGAATCAGATAAACGAGTGTATAAAGTACCATGCCCAGAATGTAACCAAAAGCAAGAGCTAAAATGGCAACAAATAACATGGCTTGAAAATAAACCTGAAACAGCTTCACTATCATGCAAACATTGTGGAGCAATTATTCCTGAAAGTAAAAAACAATGGATGTTACTTAATGGTGAGTGGGAAGCACAAGCAGAATCTAAAAAGGTTGGCTTCCATATTTCTGAATTATATTCACCTTTTAGAACTTGGGTAGAATTGGTAGAAGATTTCCTAGAAGCTAAAAAATCACCAGAATTATTACAAACATTCATTAACACCACACTAGGCGAAACTTGGGAAGTTGAGCAAGGCGAGACAATAGATTCTGATGTCCTGTTAGAAAGTTGTGAGCAATACAATCACGAATCAGTGCCAGAGGAAGTGCTGATACTGACAGCAGGCATCGATTTACAAAACGATAGATTAGAAGTACAAGTTATTGGCTGGGCTGACAATTACGAAGCATGGGTCATTGAATACAAAATTATCTGGGGCAACCCAGCAACACAAGAAGTCTGGCAAGAGTTAGATGAGTTCTTGCGTGGTATCTATACTAGTGAATATGGTAGAAAATTGAATATTGCAGCAACTTGCATTGATAGTGGACACATGACAGACCAAGTTTATGCTTACACAAGGGGCAAAAACCAAAGAAGAATATTTGCAATCAAAGGTGCTTCACAAGCTGGCAAGCCTATTGTCTCAAAACCTACTTTTGTAGGTCGAAGAAAGACTGCATTGTTTGTCGTTGGTGGTGATACAGCCAAAGAATTTATCCATGCCCGTCTTAAAGATGACAAGACAGATTTGATACACTTTCCAAACACCCTAGACGATGAATATTTCAAGCAACTTACTGCTGAAAGAAGAGTGCCAAAAATATATAAGGGTAAAACAACACTAGTATGGAAACAAACAAGGAAGCGTAATGAAGCACTAGATAATTTCTGTTATGCTTTGGCAGCAGTCCATATTCTGCAACCAGACTTTCAAAAATTGGCAAAACTAGAGCCACAGCAACAAAAACAACAAAATATTCAACGAAAACCATCAGTTATACAAGAAAGACGAAGATTATACAGGAGAAAGCCAAAGAATTTTGTCAATTCTTGGAAAGAATAGCTATAATTTAGGTTAAAGTATTTCACATGGCTAATTTATTTGATAGAGATAACTACCCTACGCAAGAACCAGACATTTTAGTAGTAGGCGACAGATGGACTTGGAGAAGACCTGACTTAGTTGCTGATTACCCAACAGCAGATTACGCATTAACTTATGAGTTCCACGAAGACTCAGGTGGAGGAGGTTCACACAAGTTCACTATTACAGCAACAGAAACTACTGATGATTACATTGTAGAAATAGCAAGTGCCACAACTGCTGCTTACGCTACTGGTGATTTTCATTGGTACGCATTTATTACCAGAACTTCTGATAGTGAAAGGATAGCGATAGACGATGGCTATGCCAAAATAGAACTAAACTTCGCTGATACTAACGCTGACCATAGAAGCCATGCCAAAAAAGTATTGGATGCTATTGAAGCTGTCTTAGAAAACAGAGCATCACAAGACCAAATGAGCTATAGCATAGCAGGTCGGTCATTATCAAGAATGTCCATTGATGACTTAATGAGATTTCGTGATAGATACAGAGCAGAGTACAATCGTGAACTTAAGAAATGGCGAATTAAAAACAAACAAGATACAGGTAACACAATCAAAGCAAGGTTTTAACTATGGCAATCTGGGACAACTTATTTAAACAACGTAAAAAAGCAGTTAGAAAATTTAGAAATTACAAAGCTACGCAATCAGGTAATTTGTTTGCTGACTGGATTAGTGGGTCATCTAATGCTGATAGCAATATCAGATTCAATCTCAGAAAGATAAGGGATAGATGTCGTGAACAAGCCAGAAACAATGATTACGCAAAAAGATATTTACAATTACTAGTTACGAATGTAGTTGGGCAGAATGGCATAAGGCTACAATCTAAAGCACGTAACGCTGACAATAGTTTAGATATTATTGGTAACAATGTTTTAGAAAAAGAATGGAAAAGATGGGGCAAAAGAGGAAATTGTACCATCGATGGCAAACTGTCATTCTTAGATGCCCAAAAATTATTCATCGAAACTTTAGCACGTGATGGCGAAGTCTTAGTCAGACATATCACATCCAACAATCCTAACGACCCTTATCGCATACAATTTTTAGATGCTGATTATCTCGATGAAGAAGAAAACAAAGTGATGAACAATGGTCAAGAAATTATCATGGGTGTCAAACTAGACAAGTACAAAAAACCAATGAGTTACTATCTTTTCAAAGAACATCCCCATAACAAACAATTTGGTCGACACGATAGAACACACATTGAAGTGCCAGCCGAAGATATCATCCATGCGTATCAGCTAGACAGACCAGAACAAACCAGAGGTCTACCATTTATGACGACAGCACTAAACAGATTAAAAATGCTTGATGGTTATGAAGAAGCAGAGCTAGTCGCAGCACGTGTTGGGGCATCTAAAATGGGTTTCTTTACTTCACCTGCTGGTGATGGATACACAGGCGAAGATACCGATGATGATTACACACCAGTGATGAACGCTGAAGCAGGGACATTTGAACAACTGCCAGATGGCATGGGCTTTCAATCATTTGACCCACAACATCCGACATCAGGTTTCGATGCTTTCCATAAATCAGTATTAAGAGGTATTGCATCAGGGCTTGGTGTTTCTTATGTCTCATTAGCTAACAACCTAGAAGGTGTCAATTACTCATCCATTAGACAAGGCACACTAGAAGAACGTGACAACTTTAGAATTTTGCAAAGATTTATGGTTGACCACTTTATTGAGCCAGTCTTTCAAAAGTGGCTACTACAAACTATGTCATTTAAAGATGGTTTCTTATTGCCACCAGATAAATACGATAAATTCGCTGATAATGTTGAATTTAATCCTAGAAGTTGGGGTTGGATTGACCCTGTTAAGGAAGTTAAAGCCAATGTTGATGGTCTAAATGCAGGTGTTGTAACTATGCAAGACATACAGGCTAATTATGGTCGTGATGTAGAAGAATTGTTCGAACAACATCAAAGAGAAGAAGAATTAGCCAAACAATACGACATCAAAACTGCATATCAGCCATTTGGTGCTGCAAAAATGCCAATCGATGCTGAAATACAAAGCGATGGGGATGAGGATGAGCAAGGGCAGTAAACAACGTCCTAGTTCTATAAAAAAAGAAAAATTTAATCAAAATTGGGACAAAATATTTGGCAAAAAGAAGAAAAATGGCAAGTTATAAACCAACAGCAGGCATGAAAACAGAGGCTCAAAAGGGTCTCGATTGGCGTAGAGAACATGGTAGGGGTGGTACAGCAGTAGGTATCGCTAGGGCTAGAGACATAGTAAGTGGTAAAAACTTGTCAGAATCTACAGTAAAAAGAATGTTTTCGTTCTTCTCAAGGCATGAAGTTGATAAAAAAGCTGAAGGTTTTAGACCAGCAGAAGATGGCTACCCTTCAAATGGTCGTATTGCATGGGCATTATGGGGTGGTGATGCAGGTTTTAGGTGGTCAAAAACGATTGTAGATAGACTTAAGAAAGAAGATGATGGTAGAATGGCAGAAGATATGGATAATAAAGTAGACAGACATATTAAAGACATTCGTGAGACAGAAGATTCATACATTGTTGAATTTGGTAAATCCATGCCAGAAGAAAACGATGATGAAAGACCTTATGACCACGAAGATGAAGAAGAAAGGGCAGAAGATATGGAAACAAAAGAAATTGAAAAAGAAGAAAGAAGTTCTGACATAGACGAAGAACTTAGCAAAGAAGAAATAAATGAAATAGCAGAAGAAGAATATGTTGCACAAGGTAATGAAGATGTGTTGCGATTCTATGCTGAAGAAAACTTACAAAGAGCTTTTCAATTTGATAGAAGTAAAATAGACGAAGAAAACAGAACAATAATGATTGGTGTCTCAAGCGAAGAACCTGTCGAAAGAAGATTCGGCATGGAAGTATTGGGACACAACGAAGATGAAATCGATATGGCTTTCATGTCACAAGGCAGAAGCCCATTACTACTCGACCACGATGCGACCAAACAAATCGGTGTAGTCGAAGAGTTTGGTATCGATAGTGAAAACAAAAGAACAGTAGCTAAAGTACGCTTCTCTAAAAATCAAATGGCTGATGAAGTCTATAGAGATGTACTTGATGGCATACGACAAAACATATCTGTTGGCTACCAAGTCAATAGTATGGAAAAAGAAGATGAAGAGAGAGATGGTGTACCCATCTATAGAGTCAATTCTTGGAGTCCTCTTGAAATTAGTGCTGTTTCAATTCCAGCAGACCAAAGCAGGTTAGTCGGCTTCGCTAGGTCACACGAAAAGAAACCACAAATTAAGATTAACCCAAATTCTAACAAGGAAAGAAAAATGGAAAACGTAGAAAATACAACTCCAGAAGTGAACCTTGAAGATATGAAGAGAGACTTCGCTAAAGAAGCAAAAGCTATTATTGACTTAGGTGTACAACACAATAAGAGAGATTTAGCTAATGAAGCTATAGCAAACGGAGCTTCTCTTGCACAATTCAGAGGAACACTTTTAGAGACAATCGCAAATGATAAGCCACTTGATTTACCATCAAATGTGGATATGAATGAAACTGAGCAAAGAAGCTACAGCCTACTTAAAGCTGTATCTGAATCTGCTCAAGGCAAACTATCAGGACTAGAAAAAGAAGTTTCTGATGAAATCGCAGCAAGAACTGGTAAAGCAGCTAGAGGATTCTACATGCCAACCAGCATCAATTTCAGAGCTAACCAAGTTGTTGGCACAAACAATGTTGGTGGATTCCTAAAGCCTACAGACCATCTTGGTGACGAGTTTATTGAAGCTTTAAAAGCTAATTTAGTAGTAGCTAGAGCTGGTGCAAGAACGTTACAGGGCTTACAAGGTGACGTGCAGATACCAAAAATGTCAGCAGAAACATCAAATGTTTCATTTGTTGGTGAAGATTCTGCACCATCAGAAGGCAATGCAACATTTGCACAAGTCACCATGTCTCCAAAGACATTGGCTTGCCAGCTAGATATTTCAAGAAAACTTATGCTTCAGTCAGACCCTTCAATCGAAGCTGTATTAAGAAACGATGTTATCGCTTCTTTTGCAAGAAAGATTGACGAAGTAGCATTAGAAGGTGGAGGTTCAAACGAGCCTTCAGGTATCATCACTTCATCAACAGGTAATGTTGTTGCTATTGGTGCAAATGGTGGTGCTATAACATTCCAAAATGTTGTTGACATGATTGAAGCTGTTGAAAGCGACAATGCTATTCTTAATGATGGTTCAGTTGCATTTGTTGGTAACCCTAAAGTTACAGCAAACCTAAGAACACTATCAAAAGCAGGAACAGAAGCACAATTTGTTCTTGGTGATGATGGTAAAATCATAGGTTATGACTATCTATCAAGCACATTAGTACCAAGCGACCTTACAAAAGGTTCAGGTACAGCCTTATCTGCTTTAATCTTTGGTGATTTCTCACAACTTCTACTTGGATTCTATTCAGGTGTTGATGTGATTGTTGACCCATACACAGGTTCAAACGCAGGTACAACAAGATTAGCTTTCTTCCAAGACTTTGACGTAGCTCTAAGACATGATGATAGCTTCTCCGTATGTAAAGATATTGTTACTTAATAATATT